AGCATCCCTTTCATAACACATATTATTACAATCATCCCATAATATATATTCACCATATTGACATTCATCTATTTCTCCATTTGTTCCAAATTTAAAATTATATCTTTTCATTTTATCCTCTTTTTTTTATTTTATTTAGATACTAATCTCCACATTTTGGGCAGGCGCCAGACATATCTATAAAACCATCATCTCTTATATATTCTTTCCAATGCTCGTCTTGATAATATTCTTTTGCCTCTTCCATTGTCATCGCCCATTTGGGATATTTACAATCAGAACATAAATAAATCAATGGCCTATTTAAACCTCTTACGATATCTCCAATCAGTGATATTTTTATATAAGGTAATACGGCATCCGGAATAAATAAATTATCTGGACCTTCTTTTATATAATCGCTTAATTCTTGAACTAAATCAATAGCCAAATTATCTCCGTCGTGACCCATATCACTAAAATCTTTTTGTGATGTAATTTGATTTAACATGGATTGAATTGAAAGTTTTGATATAAACATTATTTATGCCTTTTTATTATATTTTTTTAGATAAATGTTCTTCCGAAAACAACTCTTGTATAATATTTTGTGTTGATTTATCTCTAACTATATATTTAAACTCATTTCCAAATTTCCTTATTTCTTCAACAATGACAAGAAATTCGTGCGCCCAGCCTCCCATCCAGCTATCATCTATCCACACAGAGCATTCTTCTCCAATATAAAATTTTGGTTTTAATTGTTCGCATTTGTCTTTTTTATTAATCATTTATTCATCCTTTAGACCACTCATTCCTAAAGTATCATCATCCCGTATCTCGCTAGGTCTTTCGCTTATCTTATTTTCTAATATTATTATTTGACAATGCAAATCAAATATCTTATTATGTAATTTTTTATTCTCTTTCTCATATGTATTTATATTATCTTTTAATCTTTCATTTTCTCTTTCTCTGCCTTCATATAAAGATATAAATTTATCCAATTCATTTCTCAACTCATAGACTGTCATTGTTATCCGCACCTCTTTATCTATTTTCTTATTATAACATATATTTAATAATCAATATTCTATTTCTATTACTTTTCCTTCAAAGCTTTCAGTTTTATCTATTACCATTCTTTTAGCTTCGGCAACCAATTTTGGCTCATATATAATAGGTTATAATATTTCTACCTTTCTATTTTTAATTTTATTATATCGTTTCTTTTTATTAGCTTTAATAACTGATTTCTTTGATTTAGACATCATTATCCTTTATTTATTTTTAGCTCCAATACTAAAATTTTTCAATTTAGTCTTTTCTAAAATTTTACAAAATTCGTCATAACAATCTTTACACATCCACATATCTTCTTTATTCGTTGGATATGGGCAAATTGGCAATATAAATTTATAGTACTTTCTATTATCCAACATATTCTTTTCTTCGCCTTCCTTACCACAAACTTGACATTTTTTCATTTTATATCCTTTAATGATTGAAATAATCTAATTATTCTATTCTCTTCTTTAATATCATCTATTTGTTGATAAGTGATTTCTTCTGTTATTGTACGAATAAATTCATTAAACGACATATCGGATATATAAACCACATCATGGAGCATACTTTTAAGAGTATGATCAACGTCATCTATGAAATATTGAAAGTGTCCATAGGTCACAGAGCGTCCCGACAACAAATGACCTATAACGAGAAGTATATTATCTTTCTGTTCTTTACTTATCATTTTATTTCCTATAATCTATAACCTTCTTACCAATTGAGCATCCAATCCATATAACAACAATCGACGCCGGCCAAGCATAAAATGGCCATCCCATCTTAATATAGAGCATGGGCGACCATAGAAAAGCCATCATTACACTAAAACAACCAATAAAATAAAGTATATATTTTATAATATTTAATTTATTATCTTCGTCAATATCTGCGCAAACTGAAACCATTGCTAAACAAAATCCAATTGTAAATGATATAGCACTTGACAATATAATAATATCTTTCATTTTGAATCCTTTACATTATTAATTATTCAAACTAATTTTATTTTTTTCTATTTTATTAATAATTCGCAGATGTAAAAATTTCCTTTGCCTCTTTATATACACTTTGAATAACTTCACATAACTCTTTCAAATTATTTACATCGTCGGTATGCGCACATTCCGCCCACCACTGACAACAACCATCCCATTTAATAAATCCATGAACTACAATTTCTGCTTCTTTTGGATCATCGGTTGGTTGCAGGCATGCATCAGTTGTATAGTAAGGCTTATCATTCTCAACATACATAACATCAATAATGCGAAAATTTACCCATAAAATGTTGCCACTTTCATCTGAATTATCCCAAGCAAACCACAATGCCCAGCCAAAATTGCTACTGGGTAGAAATAGTTTCTTGTTATCTCTTAGTAAAAATTCACTATCTTTTTCAATTTGATTTTCATATTGTATCATTTTGAATACTTTATATTATTGAAGCTTTTGCAATATATCCTGTAACATTTTGGTAGCTTCTCTTTTCAGAAACATATCAAGGGGTTCGTAGTCTTCTTCAACGAAAGGCTTATAAGTTTCCTCTCTTACAATATTTCTTAAATCACAATTAGATTCCCAAATTAGTTCATCTAAAAAATAGATATTATAATCAACTGAAGTATAAGATTTGATTACAAAAGGAATCATGCTCTGAACTGGCTCCTCACGTTCTGGAATAACAACAAACCTATGGTTTAATTCTTCTACTATGGCAAGCGCCTGATCTAACGTCATTTTGAATCCTTTACATTATTAATTACCAAATTTAATTTTATTTTTAATAAGTATATTTAATACCTTTTGTCATATTTATATTTCTCCGATAATCGTTTAAGTTCTGCCAATTCTTTTTCTTCAATTTCTTCCCGCTGATGCATTTCTACTTCCTCTTTACACATTTGTTTTAATTCTAATATTGGAAACTTATATAGTGATTTACAAACAACGGCTCCTTCAAATATACAATCTTCTACCCAGGCCTGATCTTTAATTATTTCAATCGATTCGTGTTTTGCATCTTCGGCAGTTATTGCTTTAAGCTCAATTGGCAAATATCCACAACCTAACATACAATCACACGAATCACCCTCTTGCTTTAATATTAAAATATATTTAGACATTTATTCTCCAATTTTTATAATTTATATATTCTTTTATTATTTAATAAACAACCCAGCTATCTTTTGTCGACTTTGGCATAACAATGGATAAAATAACACTCATAAATTGTCATTATGGATAAAATAATGTCCATTATCTTTTTTTTTGAAAATAATTATTTTTTCTTATTGCGGTGAGCTAATCTCAATTCTAGCTATTTTTATCATTCTGGTAGGTATTTCTTCGCCATCTTTTATATTAGATAATTCCGTATCAATAAACTGTTCGGCCTCAAAAGTCAACAAATCCAATCTCTTCACAAGTCCAACTAAATTATTACTCTCATCAAAACATTTAACTCTACCTGCAAACAAGCAATCATAGTCAATAATATAATCTTTCATAATTTCTCCTTTATATTTTTCTTTTTAGAGGTTTTGTTTTCATTTCTTTATACTTTTTTGACATTAAATTATCTACTATTTTATCCGCTTCATTATCAATGGACATAATAAACATTTTTCTAATATAATTAAGCCACTTCTTTATAAAATTATAATTCATTTTACACCTTTTAGATTTTTACTCGAGTGGGCCAGAACGACCAAAGAAAGGTTCAGAGCCAATACCACCACGACCAGTGTCTTCGGGCTTTACATCGCCCTGAAGTCCAACAACAGTTGCTAAAATATCGGCATCACTTGCGTCTTGCTCATTTAATATTTCATTTAAAAGCTTATTAATTTCTTCCAACTCCTCTATATTGTCATTTTGACTTAATTTATAAATAATATTAGCCAGTTTTAATAAAATTTCTTTTTTCATCTTCGCCCCATTGGTATTGTTCCAATTCCAAAATTATTCACAACAGTATCTGAATATGTTTCATACATATTATTTAATCCCATATAAGGAGCGTCTGTTGGTGTCGGTTCAATAAGATTTTGCATAATTGTAATTTCAGAATTTTCATATGGTGGCTTATTACCTAAAAATTCTCTTATTTTATTTGTATCTATATCTAATTTATCTTTACACAGTTCTGAAAACCAATCAATTAAATCTACAAACATATCTTGAAAACCATACGCTTTTGCTTCAGCATATGCCAGTTTGCATGGCCAACCACTTTCTGTTCTAATTCTTGCAATAACACCACTTGCTCTATCCGCACCACGAAAACAATGTATATATGTGGGAACATCTCCTATAAAACTTAAAACATCATTTCCAAGAACCTTTCTTCCCAATTCATTTGGACTACCATTTTCTAAAAATGCAGGAACATGTATTATATTAAGAATATTACACATTCTTGCAATTTCAGAATTATCATGCAAAGAAATAACTCTTTGTATATTATAATTCTTTTGAAGATTTTCTAATTGTTCTAATTTATTTATTATCGCGCCCCTATAAACAAGGCCCGGAATAACTACACCGAAATTATTTGGCAACTCTCCTTTAGGTTTTAATTCTTCAAATTTATTTATTGTATCTTTATCTAATTTTCCAGTAGGTTCTAAATTATTTTCTTCTTGCCACAATGCCAAATCCAACACAAACCAAGGCTCATAAAAATTTTTCATATTTAAGAAACCAGAGACAATCCCTAATAACTTTGCGACAGAAGGATAATTTATTGCAGATTTATTAAAATCTAAAGCATTCTGTATTTCTATTTCCATAGAAGCATTTTTAACAAACTCATAATTAGTATCTGCTTTTTTATTACCAGCAGCTATTAAGATTCTTACCAATTCAACAAGAACTTGTTTTATAAATATTGGATTTAATCCAAATAGTATATTTTTAGCTAATGATATACTTTGCCCTATTGTAGCACCTGGAGATAATTTTTTACCAGACATCTCTGTAGGGTTAAGACGAATAACTTTTCCTCTTAGTTTTGAAAGAAATCTTTTTTTATTTTCTTCTGGAACTCTATAGAACAAAAATTGTATTATTTTAAATAGGGACTCTGCGGTGCGTTTTACAGAAGGCTGTGCTCGTTTCGATAAGTAAAATTTTTCATTCATTTGATTTTATTATATATTCGATAAATTCTTCAACGGTCATATTTTCTTCTATTTCAAAAATGTTTCTCTTTATCGCTTCTTTTAATGTTTTTCTATATCTTTCTTCGTCGCCTTCAAACAATTCATATCTTTTCACCGCATCTCTTATTTGTTCATCTTTCCACATGACAGGATTGTAAAATACAGGAAGCTGGTCAAGAACCCGCGCAGAAGATGATTTCTTTTTCATTTACATTTTTACTGTAACTGCAGTTGAGGGATCAGATTTTTTACCTTTTTCTTCTACTTCTGGCATTTCAAAAATCTTTCCTACGCGTTCAAAATAAAAATATTGCCCATCTCCTTTTAATTCTTTCCACACATCATCACCAAAAACACGATGCAATGTCATTATTTTTGTTTTAGGATTAATTTTTCTATATCCTGGTTTTCCAGGAACTTGATTTATATTTGCAAGATAATTAAGCTGATGCCTATCAACTCTGACAAGCCTACCATCTTTCGTTTTAAATATATCATTAGCCTTGTCTTCTGAAATCCACTCGTCGCCCTCTTCTTCTTTCTTCTCTTCTTCTGGCATTAATTCTTCTGGGTCAATAATAGGAGTTTTGTCTTTATGTATAACCAATGTAAGTGTGTCTGGTGTTTCATATTTTTCAACATTTTCATTATCTATAATATTGTCCAGCCAATCTTTAAATGTTATCGCTGATAGTTTTAATAAATATTCTTTTCTATTTGCTTTCTTCGACAAATCAATATTTAAATCTGCTTTGATTGGCCCTGTTTTTTCCGGACCATGAAATTTTGTAGGCTCTTTAATGAATTTCTTTGGAAGATCATCAATGGCAGCTCTCATTGCATATTCTTCGGCTTTATTCTGTTTAAGCTTCTTTTTAGTCTTTGCATGTTCTAAAGCGCCCTCAAATGTCGCTCTAAACTTATCCATAACCTTCTTGGGCGCTTTTTCTTTCTTAAGGTGTCTCATCCACTCAAGCAATGTTCTACCGGGCTTATTCTTCTTTTTAGCGGCCTCAGATATCAACATATCAATCTCGTTAGATGCGTCAAAACAGCCAATATTGTCCAAGTGATCGGCAATTTTAACAAACTCTGTTAAATCGTCTTCCGCATTTAGCGTGGCAATCAAATCATGAGCCATTTCATCAGAAAGCTTAAACATTATTTTAGACCTCTATTTTCAAAATGTTGCCACCAATTTTCAGAATCATTTGGCAATTCTTTATAATCATTTGGAGGCGGCAATAAGAATCCTATTCTTAACACAGATTCAAATTCTTTCATCTTTTTATATTCAAAACTTTTTTCATCAATCAAACCATGTTGATATTTCTTTTTCAACTCCATTGCAAGTTTGTAAATTCTATCTGCGCTCATACGAGATTTTTTAGGAGTTTCTTCTGTACAGCCACAATCTTCAAAACAAAGCATGTCTGGAAGTATTGCATCAATTTTTTCTGCAATATCAACTTCACCTTTCTTGTGTAATAAATTAATTATTTTTCCTAATTTTAAAACAGTATTACCATTTGAATTTTCTAAAACGATTGCTTCCATACAGCCGGCCAGTGCGTCGGCGATATGAATCATACCTTTGTTTTCTAATTCATCAGATATGTTAATTATTGTATCAAACAACTCTGCTTTTTTATGTTTGAACATATAAATTTGACCAAGACGCTCTTTGGCTTCTTCTTTTGTATCATAACATCCGAAATTACGATATTTGCCATTCTTATCACGCTTATGAGATTTAACGCAGTATTTATTTTTTATTTTTACAATTCTTGCAACTTTTATAATATCAGTCATTTTCTTTTACTGTTTCTTATTAGGAAACTCCTTTGCTCTACTTAATTTTTTTGTAAACATCGTACTAATTGCATTATGTATATTCAGATCTGGCTCATAAAAAAATGAAATACTTTCCTCATTTATGTAGATAAGACCGATATCTTGAATATCCAGTACAACAACTCCGCTATCCGCCTCAACAACAACACCTTTAAAAAACTCTCTATTTTGGGTCCAGATACCATCATACAATATAGTTTCCGTGTCCGTATCACTCAAACTAAAACACAGCTCCTTTCTTAAAAATTTCTTTCCTATGTATTCTGCAATTGCCATAAATTAAATTTACCCCAAGCAATTTAATAACAATTTATTAGTATATAGATATATTTTTTTTATTCTTTACTTTTAAATATTATCCACTTATTCCCATCCGTATTTAATAATGTATACGTTCCTTTTTCTTTCTTACCATTTAATTTAAATACGATTTTAGATTTTGTTTTTTCAATTTCTTCATATTTTCCAGAATCATAAATTTCCACTTCACCAGCGCCATAACTGCCTTCTGGAATTTTCCCCTCAAATTTCATATAAGATATTGGGTGATCCTCTGTTGAAATTGCCAATAGTTTTTCTTTATCTTTTGGCATTTTATGTTTTGGAATCGCCCAACTAGACATCGCACCTTTATCATTTTCCAATCTTAAATCAAAATGGTCTTTTGCTTTTTTCGCTTTATGTAATTGAATTACAAATCTATATTTATTTTCTTTTTCCGCTTTGCCTTCTGGCTCTTTAGTTTCATCAAAATCTCTTTTCTTTTTATATACTGATAAAGGATCTTTGGCAATTTTCTCAAATTCTAGTTCATCGGCAAATTTCCAAATAGATAATATTTTCTCATAAGCTTCTACTTCTGTCATAGGTTTAAATTCATACTCTTTCCATTCTCCGCCAGGCCATTCTAATTGAATGTCTGTAAATGCCAGCGGCTCACCAATAAATATCTTATTTACTATAGCACGTTGTATTTCAGAATCTAAATTGGAAAAATTATCACCATAAGTTAATATCTCTGTTGTTTTATTTGGATCTTTAAAAAATGTTACATAGCCGTGATAATCTTTATCCTTAATCGCTTTTATACCATAATGCCTCGCAAGAGCTATATGATCCTGCAACCCTTGTCTCTTTCCATCTTTTATACTTAAGTGAGTAAATAATCTTTTATTTTCAGAACTCCACAGCCACACCCATTCTTCTCTTACATCTGAAATGCCAGCAATCTTTCTCAAATCTCTAATAGAAAAAGCAATTCTATCATCTGCATCATTATAAGAATATGGATCAACTGGCACGGCCTCCAGAGTCGGAGGCAAATCTATTACTCCACTTTCTGGTGGAAATTCAACATTTTGGCCATGTTTTCTTCCAAACAAATCATTATTATAATCATCGCTATCTTGTTCAACTGGTTCTTTTACTTTCCCATAAGTTTCTCCAAGAGACCACGGAACACGCAAACTTCCCTTATCATGTAAAGTACTAACATCACTTCTCATTCCACTGCCTTTTACAACGCCCGTAGTAACACCTTCCCAATTTTCATTAATCTTATTTAATATATCTTTAAGTTCGTCACGCAATTTATCTATAGAAGTTTTTTTCAAATAAAATTCAATATGAATACCTTTTCCACCACTTTCATAAATAGTCGGAGTTTTTCCATATTTACTTTTAATTTCTTTACTTAGTTCTTTTGCATATTTTTTTGCCTTTGCTAATGGAAAATCTCCATGAATGTCCAAATCAATAAATCCTAAATCTGTTGTTTTCCCAAACACTTCATGAACTGAAAGCAGTCGTCTTTTTGTCCAATAGAAATAATTATTTGGATCTTCGTCTTTTTTGGGGTCGTCGTTAGTTATTACTATTTGTTTACCGTCAACATTTCTTTTAAGAATTTTTTCATTCTTTCCTGTCCCAATATAAACAAGAATTGGCTTGCCCTTTATACGAGACATTATTTTCTTTCTTATTTCTGGCTTTTCAAAATGATCTTTTATTTCTTGTCTTGTTAGTTTGACACCATCTTTATCAATTAAAACTTCTTCCCATTTTTCATCTCCATCATCTGCATTGTTTTCATTACATTTTTCAAAACGAATAACAGCAAATCTTCCATCTGATCCAAATTTTTGCTCAAGAGAGTCAGCCATATACTTTCCAAATGCTTTTCGAATTCTTGCAACATTCATTAGTTCTTTAGAAATAATTTTAATATCACAAATAATTGTACCAGAATATGTTATGCATTTAACTATTTCTTCTATTTGCACGGGAACATCTGTAGAACGAATTGTTATTTTCTTTTTACCAGATTTTATATCTTCTGCATAATGCCCTGGAAAAGAAAGAGCTCCTTCAACGGGTTTATTTTCTCTTGAAGATAAACAAATTTTAAACATATTATTTAATGCTGACATTTTATCAAACCCAGCCAGACCGCCATTTGGAGGAAAATCACTTTGAATGCCAGTAATTTTTGATATTACAGGATTTGCTCTTTGTAAATAATGAGTTTGCGCAGAAGAAAAAGGCTTTTTATTTAACAGGAATTGTTGGACCGCTCCGGTTCCAGCAGCATTTGAAATAGCAATTAGTTGGTAAATATTATATGCACCTTGGACGGTTGTATTATAAGTAGATTGTCTTAAAGAACTTAATACAGAATTTACTCTGCTCATAAAATCCTGTTGAGAAACTTTATCTGTTAGTTCTTTTATTTTTGGATTTGAATCAACATTTTTCTTTGAGAAAGTATCTTTAAATTTTGTATATGTTTCTGGCTTTTCTTGTGCCATAAAAATACTAACAATCCCATTTCTTATAACGCCATCTGTAATATACTGATTCGCAAGATTACGAAGTGAACTCATAGAAGAATCTGTATTTAACCCGAGATTCTTTAAAGCAGGAAGATTTAATACATATCCTATATACTTTCCACCTCTTATTTTTACAACTCCAGGATCGCTTGTCGGACTGTATCTTATTGTCGTTCCTTCTCTGCGCCTAACAACTGCGGACGGATTTGTTTTCATAAATGATTTTACTGCATTTTCATCTACGTTTGTTTGAACCCACAACGGAATGTCTTGCATTTTTTTCTTAAATGTATTCCAAACCTCTGCCAATCCATTTAAGTCTGATGAAGATAATCCAATTATATCTTTTACATTTTTATTTTTTGCTAATAAATTCACGTAGTTATCAAAAGTAGACTGAGTCTGACCATATGCAGTACCTACATCTCCTACAATGTAGGTGCATTTTGATTCAACGGTACAAATAATTTTATACGCTTTCTCTACATCAACTTCTGGCACAGCGTGAAGTTCTGTATATTTTGCAGGAGATGTTTTTGGATATTTCTTTTGTAAAAGACCCAAAACATCATCTACGATATCTGCCTTTTTTGATATATTATCATTAATAACTTTAAAATTATCAATATATTTTACATGAAACTCATCCATGGTTGCATCTTTGGGATCCTTATCTTCGCGCACCAGTTGAACAATTTTCTGATGTCGTAGGCCCCCAGGAAGTCTTTCCTGAAATGCAATTTGTGTCGTGAATGGGCCTTTTTTCAATTTATTCTTTATTTCTTCTTCATCTTCTTTGGAAAAATTATCAATCTTACTTATAGCATATAATTTATCTTTATAATATTGTCCAAATAACGCATTTAATTTTCCTTTATCAGTTATCTCATAATCATAAACAACAAAATCATCAGATTCGCTTTTACCAATACCACCTTTAAACTTATACATTACGCCTTTAGGTTTTGGCTCTTGCTCACCTAATTTTTTATATTGATATGGCTGATCTTTAATTTTTAAAACAACGCCTTCTCCGCCACTTTCAACAGCCTCTTTCATAACTTCTTTCCATTTTGAAAATGGATATTGTTTTGTTAATTTTATTTTCTTGGATGATTTTATAACGGACTCTAATAATTCTCTTCTTTTAGAATGCGGAAAATCTGTAACATTTTTGCCTTTTAACCACAAAATATCATATAAGTAAACTTTTATTTCTCCCGGCAACTCTTTCGCTTTTTCTATTGCTTTTTCGGCAGAACTTCCGGCAAGGGATGTAACCTTTGTAACATATTGTTTGCCATTATGTTCATAAACTAATTCGCCTTCAACAAATGTTTTATCAGGAATATCTTTAAGAGCAGAAACTATTTCTGGAAAATTATCTGTTACTTCTACGCCTCGGCGGCTATATAGATTTACTTTTCCATTGTCTTTAATAATTTGAGTCTTCCAACCGTCGTATTTAAATTGCACAACGATATCATCTTCTTCAAAATCTTTTAAAATATCATTGGGATCTTTTATTTCAGTCAGACGCATTAAAGAAACTGGTTTTATTCCAGAGGCAAGACGAATAGAAAGAGGAAACATATCTTAATCACCCAATTTAACTAAAGATAACAATTTATTAATTCTAGCTTCTCGTGGAGTTTCTTCCGATTTGAAAAGAGGAACCAATGTATGTTCTCCAGTGGAATCAAGATAATCAATTATATCTCCATCTATTTCTTCTGGCCCATATTTATCTGGATTTTTTGCCGCTTCTTCCCTATCAACATAAGAATATACAGCGGAAACATCCTCACCTTTGTGTTTTTCTTCTGGGCCAATATATTTAAACCAAGACGCCGAAGGTGGCTTTGAAAGACCTAATAATTCTTTTGTTTTTTCTTCTATTGGTAATTTAGGCGCTTTAAAAATTTCTTCTGGCTTTGATATTGGCATTGGTTTTTCTGGCTTTGAAATCTTTCCAACATATTGATAATAAATATATTTATCATCTTCTTTTATTTCTTTCCATACATCATCACCAAAAACGCGATGTAAAACCATTAGCTTTGTTTCTGGATTAATTTTTCTATATTCTTTTGGCTCACCACGAATCGATACTATATTTTTTATATATTTTGTTTGATTAACATCAACTTTCACGAACTCCCCATCACGAGTCTTAAATATTGCATTTTCTTTATCTTGAATAACCCATCCCTTTTCTTCTTCCTGCTTAACTTCTTCTTTCTTTGTTGGAATTATAAATTTCTCAGAAGGAGAAAGTTTAGCTTTTTCTTTTTCTTCTTTCACTTCTTTAAATGACCCAACATACTCAAGAAATCTTGCATAAACTTTATCATATGGCCCTACAATATCGGCCATATTTAAATAATTCAAAGATTGTATTTTAGTTCTCCAATCAGCAAGATCATAATTTTTAAAATCATCTTTTATTTGTTTATGTATAGCATTTATTTCATCAATACGATCATCAAAACTTTTTTGCACTTCATTGGCAGCATCATGTAATTCTTTATACTCTTCAATAAATAAAGTTTTAGCCCTACCTTTTAATCTTTTCCAAACATTAGACCAAAACCCCGCTTGCTTCATTAAATCATTAGAAAATTCAGAAGACTTTTCAATATACTCATCTAAAATCTCTGCATCTTCATAATCACCATTTAAATCACATAAACTTGCTATCTCCGCAACTTTATTTAATGATGGTGGTTTAAGAAACTTATCCATTACTGCCTCCAGATTTCTTTTTCATTTTTGCTTCTCTTTCTAAAATAACAACCAATGATCTTAACATTTGCACTTTAGAAATTGCCGTCTTTCTTTGCTCTTCCCATTCATTCATTGATTTTATTATATATTTTTGTAACTCATCTAGTTTATCATAGCTACCTTTCTTTATTAAACTTCTTGCTTGGTTTAAACATGTTTGACACTTTTTTCTAAATTCAAGATTATCTTTCATTTAATTTCCTAATAAATAATATTATCCCTCTTATATAAAGAAATAATATTGCTATATTTTTGATAACTGTGTATTTTAAAGAGGTTATATTATAAAAATAAATTAAAATTTATGCTTTTTATAATCCAAGGCCGCCAGGAGTTCCCGGGCCTAAAGGTGGCGTACCGCCAGCGACTTCTGGAGTTCCGGCCCCTGGGCCTAGAATTGGTGCTGGCGGTGGAGATAATTCTGGAAGTGCTTCTGTAACTGCCGCAGATTCTGGAGCTGGCATTGCAGCAGTTTGTTCTTCTCCAACAGCTTCGGTAATTTCTTTTTCTGGATCTAATGTTCTTAACTCTGACAAACTCATACTCGCCAACGCTTGCTCTTCGCGCTGTCTAATTGAATTATCTATCATTTCTTGTCTCATTTTGACATTCTCTTCTTCATAATTCAAGCCAAGACTTCTATAAAGAGTTTGCACAGAAACCTGTTTAGAACCAACAAGGCCGGTAATTTGCTGAATGTAATCATTTAAATCATAAAGATTCATTTGGTTCCATTCAACTTCCGGAACTATCAATCTTTTTTTACCATTTTTATATTCATAAAATCCTTGAATTTCACTAATAGGTGCAAATATTTTATTAACAAGCCATTTAGCCATCATATTTCTAAAATTAAAATACCTCTGTCTTAACACTTCCAGACCAATGGAGGCTGTTGCGTAAGACGCACTTTCAGTATCAACTATTGCCGGAGGCACCATAAGGCCAGTATAAATATTTTTAATAATAAGATTCATATCTTCTGATATTTCAAGAACTTGGCCGGCGGCGCCGACGCGCTCCACTGTAATTCCTGCATGGGTCACGAGCGTAGCATTTTTATCATACTGCATTTCTTCTAACATTTGCCTATAAAGCTCTATATCTTCTTGTGTTGCGCGATATTCTCCATCCGCATTCCCACCAACTTTAACAATTGTAATGGGATTTATTAAACCATCTGCCTGGGCAAACTTACAGTTCCCCTGTATGGAAATCAAACCATTTCTTCGCGTAACAAACAATCCATTAGGAACCTCAAAACAAAACACTTTTCCTTTATAAGGAACTTGTTTAATTGTAGCGCCATAATGATCATTCTTTTCAGAATTTCCATAAATAATAGGACTTCTTCCATAATTGGAATCCGACCAAGTTATTAAATAAAATTCGGTTCCACTTCCATTCTTATCTAACATAAGATGCGGTGCATATCCACATTTAAACACAATTTCTTGAACATCGTCTGCCAATTGTTTAGAAACTGTATGATAACGATATGCAGTAGCTCCACCTTTATGTTTACTATCAATTATTGATCCATCTCCACCTTTTAAAGAATATAAAAGAACATTTAATAATCTTGGAGATAACTGTTTTACCCACCGTGGAATTTTTTTATTATGCGAACCACCACCAATCTCATCTAAAAAATATTTCGTTATATGTTTTCTGCTAATTCTCCATCTCGTTATATCACAACATTCGTCTTTTGAAAACCCTTCGGCATTTGAAGAACTATATTCACCAACACGAACATCTAATAAACTTCCCATTTTTTCAAAAGATCTTTTTATAGGACCATAATATTCTGACTCTCTCGATTGATTTGCAGAAACACTATAATCGTAACTTTTCTCATCATAATAAATACATCCTTCAGATATTAAATAGCCAAGAAAATTGAGATATTCTTCAATAGGAATCTTTTTACCACACACTTCTACAAATTCAATTTCTTTTCCATCATATTGCGCTGCAGATTTTGCTCTATAAAAATATCCATATTTAACATCTTGCGCGGCAATAAAATCAAAATTTTCATATCCACCGTGTGATTTTTGCTTTGATAACCACATTTTATGATTTGGAGTTACTTTTACATCTATTTTCTCTCCCACAAAATTAATCAAATTTCCTTCATATTCATAATCAACTCTATTTAAATAATTATGATATTCTATTTTATTTGTATCTGGATTATAAGTTGCAATTTTATCTTCTTGTGTAATATTTTCATAGGATTTAAATCCACTTTCCGTTAATACATCCGTATCCCATGAATGACATTCTCTGACCTTATCATACATCATTAGATCTTTAAAAACGCTAACAATAATACTTGTTCCACGAATATCATATGGACTCGACAACATTTTTAAATGAGAAACATTAAAATTGTCAAGGGGTATATCTTCTCCGCGCTTAATATGATAAATAATTTTATCAGAAAGTTGCGCTCTTAATTTAACATCTGTAGGATTATTACTCTGAACAATCCTCTGCAACATAGCATCTGGTCGCAACGATATAACTGCCTCGCCAATTAACGGACTCTTTTTTACAGAAATATAATCAGGATTTTGTGTAACAATCTTAGACCATTTTCCATTACTCTCATCTAATTCAGAATATGGAAACCATTCTCCATGCTTCCAATACTCCAACGACCCATCTCCAACAGCACCAATCAAATCCATTTCTTCAATCATGTCTTCAAAAAATTGTAATACCTTTCTATCATGGCATTTAATATTTAATTTACTAATTGGATATGTGGCATGCAAAGTTATCGCATTTCTCACAATGGGGTGTAGCAAAAAGAAGTTCCTACACCACGCATTGATGTCTACCCTCTGCCTTGGCAAATTTAAATTCGCCATTGTAAACATTGGACTGTAAACTTCTGGAGCAAGTCTTTCAAAATTTGATCCAGAAGTTGGCGCAATTCCACTTCCCGAGCTGGCAGAAACATTACCTTGTTTCACAAAATCTTTACTATGAGCAATTGCACCAACTGCCGTCTGAGAAGACCCACGCATAGCACCATTTCTAATGTTTCCCATACTAATTCCGCCACTAGAAGACTGCCAACTTCCCCTATTTAATTTATCTCCGGCGGGATCACTAGGCATTGGTTCGACAATATTTCTTTTTAAATTACTACCCTCATAGTTTTTACCTTCTACAACCAATCCTCTACTTATATCATCTTCGATGGAAGCTTTTCTATAATCAGACAACTCATTAGCCATTTTTGGAGATATTCTTAATATTTGTGGACCATCATTGCTTGGTCTATTTCCTCTTCGTGACATAATTTCTCCTTAAATCTTCTTTGTCGTATATGCTAAAATTGGCTTTGGCAAAGTACTTTTTGGCATTCCAGAATGTGTTCTGAATCCACATGTCTTATCAAACTTATACGCGAGGTATGCATATGTCAAGGCCATTAAGCCATCATTCTGTTCTTTTCCCTTAACAAACATTTGATATGCCATACCGCCCCTTATTGTTGTCTTGCTTTCCATAGAGCAACAATGTTTAACTAGCCATGAAATTCTCTCATAGCTTCCCCAGGGAAATCTTATTTGGCCCTTTCTTAATAAATTAAATATTTCTGATATTATCTTATCTTTTTCTACGACAACTTCAAATTCATCTCTATTATATTTAACGCCACCGGCAACCGTGCTAGCATTTCTAACCGTTTTATATTTATCACTATATATTTTTTTTAATTCTTCCGACAAATCTTCGGCAAATCCAATATCGCCCATGGCGGTTCTTACGCCATATAAACGAAACATTCTTTCTACAAATTCTTTTTTAGATTCAAAATCTACTTTTTTAAGTTTTTCAGCATATTCGATAACAAACCTTTCTTGGTGATCAACAGATAAAATAACACCGACACTAAAAGATTGCCCGCGTTTAATACCATCCATATCTGGCTTTCCGCCCCAGTCTATTCCGAGATAAACAACTTTTTCTTCTTTGTCTATTGATTTAGCCATTACTCTGATTGGGTCTTTACACATATTATAAATTTCTTCAAAAGTAATTGGCATTCCCTGGCCAGAATGAAATTCTCCTAATACATCATTATTCCAAGCAATTTCAGAATTTAAAGGATTTTTATCGGGCTTTTCATTAATAATCATCTCTTTAGTAAATCCTGGAAGAAACAACTGATTAAAATGAAATCCAATAAAATTAGCATTTTCTTTTCCAGGAGTAACAATCCACTTGCCGCGCTCAAGAGCGCCAGCTTTATTTTGTTCATATCCACAATTTGGACACCTAACTATATCTTCAAATAACCATATATCTTTTTCCCACTTGTCAGATTCTGGAGTATATAAAAGAAAATAATCTTTACAATCTTCGCATCCTAAATAATATCTTCTCTGATCGGATTGTTCCCA